ACCCATTAAAAAGAAGGCGAATGGCTATGAAGTAAGACAACATAGCCCCCTGTTACAGGTTCTAAAGTGTATTGACTCCGTCAGTTGAAGTTTCTAAGGAGACATCAAATGATCTGGAAAGACACGTCTGATCCAAATAATAATCAATACAATGACAATAAACCAATTAAATAAAATTAAAGGTCTATTATCATGGATCTCATACTACTGGTTCCCAAATGTGACTGATAGTAAAACAATTATTGAAACTTGGATTAACCAAGTATCAAGTTGGCATACTAAAAGTGGAACACTTTGGACTATTCAAAGAATTAAAGACCTTAGATTAATTTATACCAAATACGTTGCAGGAGAACCTTTTAAAGTTTTCCCGGGACGAATTGGATTAAATTCTAAGGGGTTGCCAAAAGCAACACCATACTTTAATTCTCTAATAGAAAATAAAGAGAGACGAAACATAAGTTTCGTACTAACCTTACTTTCCATCAGCCGAGCCATTCCTGGTTCAAAAGATCCGTCAACGTCAACTATTACTAATGCATCAACCAAGGATAACTTAATTATCGCTGAATTAACAGCCTTCATTCCAGAGTTCCTTTCGGAAAACGGAATTCGAGGTAACCGAGAAATTTCTTGGTCACCCGATAAATTAAGATTATCAAATAAAGCTGGTCCAGAAGGACGAGCCACATTATTTTCTTGGAGAGATGCCGTAGTTTTACCTGAAACCTTAGTAGAAAATATTAAAGGAATCAGTCCAACTTTACACTCGTATCTTAACGAAACGAGATTAAGATGGCCTAGTGACATTGTTAAAAAAGCTCATCAGAGATTAAAACACAACTTCAAAACATTTCAGTCAGTCTTAAACAAAGATGCAATTGCTATGAAAGCAAAAGATGTTTGGGCAAGAGTAACTAAAATCGGTTATGATGATAGTGTTAAATTATATAATCAAAAATACAAAGATTCTAATAGAATTAGAAAACTAAGTATTATTGAGGATCCCGAAGCAAAAGCTCGGGTAATCGCAATATTCGATTACTGGTCACAAGAAGCCTTAAAAGGCGTTCATGATCTGCAATTCGAAATATTGAGAAATAATTTATCTCAAGATAGAACTTTTACACAGGATCCAATAATTCTTAATAAGGAAGATGGACAATCATATCATAGTATCGACCTTACGGCCGCTACAGATAGATTTCCAATTGAAATTCAAGAAAATCTAATCGAATCTCTATTTAATAGAGAATTCGCTAGATCTTGGAAATCAATCCTTATTGACTATGAATTCTATGTACCGTGGAACCAAACAGTTGTAAAATACAACTGTGGTCAACCAATGGGTGCATATAGTTCATGGTCTACCTTCGCAATTTGTCACCATCTAGTGGTCGCTTATGCAGCAAAATTAAATAACAAAACAAACTTCAAGGAGTATATACTACTTGGAGATGATATAGTTATTTATAATGATGCTGTTGCACAATCATATAAAATGATTATGCAGCGACTTGGAGTGGACACAAGTCCACACAAAACTCATACTAGTTTAACTACGTATGAATTTGCCAAAAGATGGTTCCAAGAAGGAAAAGAAATTACAGGAATTCAAATTAGAGGTCTTCTGGATTCAATGAATAAATATCATTTATTATATCAAATGATATATACATTGTACTCACGAGGACAACACTCTATTAGAGCTGTAACAAAAGTGGATTTGATCCTTTCCCTTTACAAACGAATGGGAACATATTCAAGAATGAGATCATCTCTAAAAGTAAAACTTTCAGAGATAGATGCATTCAGAAAGTATATAGATCATAATGATCTTACTACAATAACAAATGTTATTAAAGCAAAATATACTTCCGATTATGTTCTTCCTATTCATAATGAAAAGGAATTAGAAAATCTGATTTTGACATATATATATCAAAGTGCAGATGCTCTAATACAAAAAGGAACAGCAGAAGCTATTAATTATGAGTCAGGTTTATTCACCGGACCATATTTTAATAAAATCGCTGAAGCATTCGCAAATCCTTACGATTTGTGGACGTCTCCTACCTACTTAGTTATAGTTTCACCATTGGCAAAAGCTATAGCAAATCGACTTAAAGTCTTAGCAGAGTCTCTTCGAAATATCGAAAAAGGGTCTGTAAAAGACATGATACAGGTGATTTCATTACCTGATCCGTCGATGTTGGAAGCAAGACAGTCTGAACGATTAATTAGTTCCGAAGCAGCATTAGCTGCTCGATTCTTCGATAAATTCGAAGATTTTACTAAAGGTCGTCCAACTTTCTATCAAGAAAATCTTTCAAGTACAGTTGCGAGCATAGCTCACAAAGCACTAGAAGGGAAAATCTTGAATTCTAAGAAATACTTGAACCACGGTTTGATATAACCATGTAAATAGAGATTATTAGAGGAATGCGCGAGCATGGTCTGAAGCCATGTTCCCTGCCTCTCTAATAAGCCATATATTCAAATATAGCCTAAAATGAAAGCCACAATCTTCACCTCTCGCGAGATGAAGAACTAATTATGGTTGGAATTGCTTAGGCGGGCCTGAGTTTCATAACTACTCAGTGATGCGCCCCGTTAGGG